GACAAAGGGAAGTTATTGGTGGCATCAGACAAATCGATGCTATACACTTCCTTTCCCTCGAGAAGTTGCTTCCTAGCCCAATCGATACCACTTGATTGGTCGTAGGTGCAATCCCATTTAACCTGTCTCAACAGGTTGAACACTTCTTTCTTCAATCGAGACATTGCACACTGATGTACAATGTTTGGGGCTGCAAAGACCCTAAGTTTATAACCCGGTTCCTGTGTCATACCCAGTGTTCCCACTGAGTCATCGCAACGGTCCGGTGTTAACGGTTCGTGGTATCCAAAGTAATCATCATGGTTTATACGCATGCGAATGCGGTCACCCATGTATGTACTAAACATACTTTGGTATATTGGGTATTTCTCCCAAAGAGCCTGTCCGATATCACTATCGACGAAGGACTCCACGGCACGAACTGTGTAGGCGGGCGAGTAACCCTTGCTCACTACAAACTCCTCGAAAGAAGCGACACTACCTTCTCGGACCTTCATCCATTTCGGAACAGTGACAAACTGCATCACGTCCTGTACTCCGGACTCGGGTGGTGGAAGGCGGGTAGCGGATTCATGGAATTTCTTCCATTGGGTCTCCGTTACCGCTTTAGCTTTGAAGGCTGAATACACCATCATCGCGTTTAGTGCCCGAATAGTATTCTTGTAAGTTGTTGCTGATTTCCATAGGACCCCGAAGGGCCCCTTAGGAATCCAACCGTTCTGAGTGTGCTTTACAGCAACACCCGGCCAAGAACACTGCTCAGTCGCCAGGCTACGGATAAAATTCGTCTTAATCAACTTAAGACGCTTCACGGTCCATTCCGGACCGCTCTCCGACACCCAGCGGCTAATGCACTCAACAAGTTGAGCGCTTAGACTTTTGTCTACACCTAAGGCTTCAAACCGAAGTCGAAGGGCGCTTGGTGGAACAGTCGTTCCCATAGCTTCTCCCATATAGAGATGGACTACCCAAGAACCACGTCGAACAGACGATGGCCTCATTGTGGTGGTTTTCACCTTTATACCGTCTCACGAAGGTATCTGTCTTTCCAGTGTCAGGAACGGCACCCAA